TCTTTCAATTCACCAGGCATAGCTATTTTTATCCCTCATTACCAAGAGGCACAACAAATGAACAAAGACTTTCCAACGGGGGATGGGGTTGTCATAAGATCAGAAGCAGCTCAAGCGCAAATCAGGAAGCCCAGCTTCTTGGAATACTCCGACAAAGCTTACGCCGTCACAACGTACAGCGCATCAATGGAGCCAAGATATAATTCTGGTGACATCCTGTATGTTGACCCAAATTTAACACTAATGAAGGGCGATGACGCAATACTCTTGTTTCAGCTTGAAGGCCGATTGGTTGGCATCATTAGGGAAATTGTGGAGGTGGGCGAAATGCAAATCTCTGTGAAAGACCTAAAGTCCAACAAAACGATAAACTTTAGTCTAACTGAGCTTTACGAAACCCACGTCATCGTAGGCAGCCAAAGGCGAAGGGGTTAAACACCCCCTAGCCCAGGCTAATCACATACTCATCTTTAAGTACGTCCTGCTGCTTTACTCGGCGGTAATGCTTTTCCGTTGCCTTTGAACCCAACTCATGCCCAACCAGCTTTTGTACATGGTTCAGCATGATGTTTTGATCCATCAGTTCATTGACGTAGAACCGCCGTAACCCACGCCAAGCGAATGGCTTCACACCAGCGCGACGAATGGCTGGCTTTAGCACAGCAAGCAAAGCTTCACTACTGGCGAACAATCTGCCGTTCTCATTGGTGAAGATAAAGTCTAAATCAGTAGCTTGACCTTTGCTTAACTTAATCTCAGCAAGTTGTGCGACTAATTTTGAACTCAGTTGTATTTTTCTGGTGGAGCTTTCCGTTTTGGTAAGATTAACTCTTTTGTCCACCGCTGACGTTTGCACGTAAATTATATTGCGATCCAAGTCACCCCAGGACAACGCCAACACTTCGCTGATCCGCATTCCTGTTTCAGCAGCAAGCCGCACCATTGCTTCTTTCCACGTTACATCAATAGCGTTTAGTACAGCTTCAACATCTTCCTTTCTTGGGATAGGTGCTTCTTTAATCGTTTGACTTTTGATATACTCTATGTCCTCACTGCTAAACGGCGTGTCGGGCGTTAGTCCAGCAAGATAGAAAAATCGTAGCATTCTCCGTAAGGTTTGAATAACTGGCTTGATGCTTTGCCCTTTTAACTTTTCTTTTAACTTGTGCTGCAACCTGTTGGCGTCCACAGCTTTAATCTCGTCTATCCTCATTTCACCCAAGTTAGGCAAGATGTGAAGCTTGATGTGCGCTAGAACACTTGCACGACGCTTATGTCTAATCTTGGTGTCTGCTGTGTTTTTACCGTCAACATAGTTTTGCACCTGTCTGTCAAGTTCTGCGTAATATTTCTCCACATTCTCACACAGTTTCATGCCTGTTTGCTTGACGGGTGAGTAGCCTCGCTCCAACAGTTCTTGCTGGAGCTTGGCATGTTCAACAGGATTTCGCCCTGCTGGTACTTTTCTGCGTATTATTTTGTTTGACCCTGGATCAACAAATTTAACAATCAACCCTCGCTTCGGGTCGTCTATTAGTTTCACATTCTCCAACTTCAATACCACTGGCATCATAAATCCCCTCTATAAAGTTTTGCTCGAAGGGCTTCATTATTTCGATAAACGCCTCTTGTATCATATCGAACTTCTCCCTTCCAAATAAATTTTCAAAATAACTGACCTCTTCAAACACTTTCCTGATGTTCGTCAGTTGCTGTAAATCTTGAAATCCATTGTTTGTTACGTTTAACTTAATATTACTGCTCATCTAACTTTCCTATTCACTTTTATTCATAGAAGCATTGTATAGTCAAGTATGTGCTTGGCTTTGTGCCTAGAATTTTACTTATACTTGCTTACTTCTTGTTCAAAAAAAAGACAAAATACTGGCGTAAATTGACTCAACTCATTGATTTTGTGGGGGTTTTTTGTAAAGCTCTTGGCTTTTACTTTAAAAGAACTTGCGTTCTCCTAAGAAGCAATGTTGTAAGCCCTCCAACTGGACGGGCGAGGTTAAATCGGACCCCATGATGGGCGTTCCGACTATGCATACTTAAGAATAACTTCCCACTCGATCAAGAGGGAGGCTATAAAAAGTTAAAATTATTGTCAAGCTCTAGGCACAAAAATATATTTGTGCTTGGTTTTGCTTTTACTTAGGCACAATATTTAAGCTGTCTTTTACAGACTTGTGCATTTTTTCTAACGTAAACTGGTTTGGTGAAAACCGAACACCTTCACGCTTACGTAGCCATTTGATCGGCTTCAGCAAAAAAAATTGTTTATCCAGAGAAACAAAACAGTAAAAGTCGCTGGTCTTCAGTGTGCTGGTTTGAAAGAAATACTTGTTTCTACCCTTTTGTATTGTATTAGCAGTTTTGACCTGGATCTTTACTAATCGCCCATCTGGTAGCTTGCACCAAAGATCATCGCCCGTTGTTGTCACAATCGAGCTTTCTACGTCATAGTGGTCAGACAGCAAGAACGCAGCAAGATACTCTCCTGTGCGACCTGTCTGTTTCATTATCCGTCTTCACACATCGCGTTGGTTAAAGATATAGTTGCTACACGCATCCATTCGTATGCCAATACAAAGTCTTTCATTTCGTCTGTCGTCGCCCAGCGATCCACAGGAATATTACGGTTAGCCCTGTCAACAACTTTGTCTGCCACTTTAAACATCTGCATAAGCTGTTGATCAGTGAAAGCTTTTCTCATCATTCCACCCTCATTAAACTTAAAGCTTGATCTTTTGTTTCATTGTTGCGTCGCGTCCAGCCATTGCCAAACGTGCCAAACGTGGACAAAGAGCGGTAGAACTGATCTCGCACGTAGTGCATTTGTTCAACCAAGTCTTGCGGTTCATGGTTTGCCACAGCTCTTAGCGTCATTGGCCCAATACCGCCGTCAGCAGTAACACCCACCATACGTTGCAATGCTTTTGCAGCGCGACTTGTTCCGCTGTTCACACCCCAATCCATCACAGACCAATCAACGCCAGACGGTAACTCATCGCCGCGTATGCGATCCCAGTAGTTCTGTTTGTACAGCGGTATAACATCGTCCTCGGTAAGACCTTTCATCTCACCATCCATGACCTGGCGTCCAACATATTGCTCATACACTGCACGGGTAACACCAAGGTTAGTTTCTCCTCCTGGGTCTTTTGGGTGATCTACATAGCCGCCCTCGTGGTGCAAAACCCAACGCATACACTGCTCAAAGTTTTTTTTCATTTCTTGCCACCAAATGCCTTGGAGACACCACGAAAACCTATGCTTGCACTAACAATTCCACCTAAAGAATATTGATACCAGCTTGGCATTGACTCCAACGCAATAAACCCAGCTTGAACAATCTCGTTACCCCAATCACCACAGAACGCCAAAATTAATGGCACAGAGAAAAGCAAAGTAATCCACTCGTCTTTCCAACTGTTATTGGTGGCTTTAATTGCCTCTAAATCCCAGTCTATTTCACCTGTGGCAACTTTCATTTGTGTTTGAGCTTTAGCTTTTTGAACTGCTGTTTTGCCTTCAATGTAAGACCCAGCTAGTCCAGCTATGGGCGTAATCATATTGCTAAGTAAACCAAACATTACTTTTCCTTTCTTTCTTTGCAAATACAACGCTCAATGCAAGCGCATGTAACACCACAGATACACTTCTCACCGCATTTACAATTCATCATACGTTATCCTTGACTTCAGTTTTTTGAGACACGCTTACACTTGCTCTTGTGCCATTTACGTAAATACCAAACCAAGCTGCACCTGCGCCGATGACTACACTTACAAAGCCAGCTTGGGCATTATTTGGCAAATCTAAAGCCATAAACCACTGCGTTGTCTGGTAAAAAACAAGCATGTAACAAAGGATTAATAAGCGAGGCACTATACGCCACGCAGAAAGTTTCTCTGGTGTAATCATGGGAAGTTCCTAGTTGTTGAGGGGGTTGCTTAAAGCCATCCTGATTTTGTCATCAAGATCAGCTTCTAATGTATCAATCTTTTGATCTAGTCGGTCTACCTTGGCGTCTATCCTGATTTCAAACGCAGATATAATATCACGCACAATTTTCACGTTATCTCGATTGCGTATCTCTTGTTGATCCAGGTTGTCAGCTTGCTTGTCTAACTGCACTTCAATTCGGTCAGACATCTTGGTCAGGTCTTGCTTTAACTCAAGTTTAATGTCGTAAACATCGGTCTGAAGTTGGCTGACTATTTCTTTTAGCGCGTTGACCTGCTCTCTGACGACCTGTTTTAATGCTTCACTGTCTGTTTCCAGCACAGCAAGAGATTGATTTATACCAGTAAGGTCAGGTGCTGTGTAGCTCTGTATCTTTTTTTCCATCTGAAGGTAACGCTGATACACCTCAAAGCCGCCCCATAAGCCACCAATAAGTGTGCCGCAAAGAGGTATAAGTAAAATGAGTTTTGATCCACCTAGCTTAATGCCTTTGTACTCAATTTCAGCCATCGCTACCTCAATTTTCAAACGCCAAGTTTTTCAAATGGTTTATTTCTTGCTGTAATTTCAGCACTTCGAGTTGTTTCTTTTGCAGCTCAAGTTCATACAAACGGTTGCAATCTATGCGGTTCTTTGTTCTGGCGCCCAGTGGGATCGTAATACGACTGTAAACGCCAATATCGCCAACGCGGTCGCTGCTAATCGTGCCACCCTGAATGATGCTGGTAACACCAAATTCAATGTTGGTAGCTGAACCAATTGCATTACTACAGTCTAAATCACCAGCCCTGAAACTGTCTGATTGATAGTTTGAACCACCGTTGGGCAGTGATAAGCTTAGTGAGTTACTTGTGCTGTCAGCAAACGCAATACTGTAAGTACAGCTTGTCAAAAGCATTATAACTAAAAGCCACAACCATATTTTCATTATTTAACTTTAGAACAAATCCTAGACGCTACTTGACTGATTTGCTCTGCCCCTTTTAGGATTTTTGAAATAGTACAGATATACTGCACGTTCTCTAAATCACCATTTCGCACGTACACCTCGAATGGATATCGTTTGGTGTAACGCACCTTTATAACTTTTTGTGTCGCTGCAAATGGAACTTTCTTCCAATCCGCAGTAAAAACACCAATCTCATAATACGAAGCATCGTTACGCCTGTTAAACAACGACATCTTTGTTACCGATACACCGTCAATATAGCTTTGTTTAAACTTTGGATAAGCAGGTGTCATCTCATGTGCTTGAGCCTGAAAGCCCAGCAGCAGAAAGATGAATGCTATTTGGCGATACATTCCGCTACGATCATTGCCGTATAATTGCCAGCAGGTAATGCTTTAGTTGAGCCATAGCTTGCTGTTGACGCCACCTTAAACCAAGTTGAGCCAGCCAACGTCATGTTGAATGTTGTTGTGTTGTTTACAACGACTTTAGCGGCCTCGTAAGCTGACATGCCAGAAACAGAATGAGAGCTGACTGTTGTTGAGCCTGTCCATGCCACGGCATCGTTTAACGTAGGTGATGAGCTAAAACTGTTTGGGTGTGTAAACTTTGTTTTATAGTAGTCAGCAGCAGCTATATCTACACGTATAATTGCCTCAACACCACCATCAGCAGCAGTTGTTGACAGTTTCCACGGGCTAGGATTTCCATACTCGCCTGGTGTAGTAGTATATATTGAGCAGTTGGCTTGCACCGAGCCGTTGATTGGTGAGTTTACAGCCCAAGCTACACTGGCAGAAAGTGCAAACGCTAGACCTGTTATTGCTTTAAAATACATAATTACTCCTTATATTGAGAACGAACTATTTTATCGTGAAGTTTATCTTGTTTTAAATTTCTGAAAGCTCTGTAATTGTCTTTAATCTCAGCGTCTTCAAGCTTAACTGTCTCTTCGTACACGCCGCCATCTATGGTTTTTTCAGAATAAAACTCTAGCTTACCAGCCGCTGTAAGTTGCTGCATCATTGCCAGTTGTTGCCCAGGATTAGCTATTTGTTCAGCAGCTCCAGTGATAGACAGCACGTCTTCCATGCTGATCTCTTCTTCCTGCTCTTCCTCTGGTTCTGTTTCGGCTAACTCTTGTTCTTCTTTTTCAGCTTTTTGGTCTAACTGAAATTGCACCCATTCATCGTAAAATGGGTCATTCACGTCTGGCTCACTGTCAATCAGATCATTATCCAGCAAGTATTTAAGCATAGCATCGTCAAACCCAGGACACTCTGGATTTGTCAGCGGATTATCACACGGGTCATATTTAAAGTGATACAATATTGTAACGTCAGATAGCGAACCATCGCCATTGACTTTTATTTCGCCATCGCCAAACAAGTTGCCGAGCAAGCTTGGTACAGCATCATAAGCGACTTTAGTTCCACCAGGGATTTTGTTCCAATCGTCCACATATTCGTAGATATATTCGTCACTACCCACCTTTTTATTGGTGATAGCCACGGTTGCATCTTTGGTTGGGTCTTTGGTTAGTGTGTAGCGGTGAAACACGCCCTCTACTGTAAGGCCACTCTGGGCTGGCAGTAAGTTATTCATTGTCCAGTTGTAAGCTTCGGACGCAGCGTTTTCTGTATTGCCGAAGATATTTTCAGAGTAACAGCAGTAAGGCCAAGAAAAGACCGCCAACGCTAGCAGCCCCAGCCGCAGTTGCTTTGTCGTCTGCATTCAAAGGCTCCTTCTTACCAGGAACGTAACCTGGTACTAGATGTGGGTTATCCTCCCACGCTTTCTTTGCTTCTTGACCAACTTTTCCATCAAACGGACATGGTGTGCCTGCTTGAAGCATTGCTTGAAACACACGCTCGTCGCCACACATCACACTGACAGCAGCAACCTTCATTCCCATGTCATACAAGGTTTTGGCGTTTTTTAACTTTTCGCAGTTCATGTCACGGGTAGTTTTGCCAGCAGAGATGCCTAATATTTGCGTTTGTACCGCGCCACTTACTCCAATGGTGCAAAGGTCACTGTTTGATGAATTAATCGTAGGTGCCATTGCTGATGGAGGGGGTGACTTTACTGTCGTTTCAGACTTTAAGTTAGAATTAACCGTGGAGTTTGTATTGCTGTTTGTCTCAATGCAATTGCTGTTTGTTGTGCTGTCACAACCCTCTGCAAAAGCCATTGGTGCAACCACCAACAAATACAGCAGAGCTAGAAAGCTCCAAGCTGCTACAAGTGTAAGTTTTTTCATTATTTAGCACCGAATTGCATCCATACGGCTCCAGCGATGAAGAGTAAAATTGCACCAGTTGTAATGCGCGTTACTGTCATCCAGATTGACCTTCGCGTGTCTCTCCAGGCTTCGAGTAAACCTCTCATTTCGCCGATATCTCTCGCAGCGTTTTCATCAGTCAGACCAATGCTTGCCAGTGCTCTTTTTGCCGAGCGATCCAGCATAGCTTCGAGTTCTTCGGTAGAAATTTTAAGGTCTGACATTAGTTGACTTTCGCTGTTTCTTCAGGCGTTGTCTCGACTTCTTTTGCTAGAAGATTAATAAAAGCTTCTTTGCCGATTACCATCTGATCCATCTGGAATGAGATATTGGAAATTTTTCTGTCTAAATCTTGACAATGTTGAAGTAGCATCCTTGCTCTTTCACTCATGTCCTCAAGAAAATATTCGTTTTCATTTATATTAACTTGCGTTTTCTTAACTGAGGTTTTTGTTTTTTTGTCAGTCATTTTAGTTCCTTTGTTATGGTTCTATGCTGATGCGTCACGTTCAGTACGAGTTTTATAGTCTGACCTAGCTGTTACAAGTGTTACAAAATCTGCTTGGTTACTAGGTATGCTGTCAGTAAAACTTTCGTCATTCATCAGCTTAGTAGTCCATTCAGACTGCATACGTTTCCAACAACTGTTTTTCTTGCCAAGCATTGCATCCTGTAGCCAATCGTCTATGTTTAACAAATCGTTTAGCAAGATAGCTTGATCTGTGTCTGTTACGTCTACTGTTAATGTTATTGTTGCCATTTGTTTATTTCCTTTAAAATAGGGTTATTTCACCCGATGGTTAGCAAGCTAAATAGCCTGAAAAATGTGATTCTGATGAAATGTCTGTTTGTGCAGTTCCATTTGCCTGTACTATTTTAAAACGTGCAGTATCTGAGGCATCCATATCGCAAAGAGCAGAACCAGATATAGAAAAATAAACGGAGTCTTGCCCATAGTCTGGGTCTTGAATAAAATTATAATTTCTATTACTTGTAACTATTTGTACTTCATAATAATCAGCAGCACTATCAACATTTCTTAGATTAAGGCAAAAACTAAGTTGATACCTACCTGTAATTGGAGCAGTAAATAAATTAGATGCAAAGTTTGCATTTTGATCAAACACTTCAGTACCTAACACAACAGTTACATCGGTATTAGTAGCTATGTTGTTTTGATTAGAAGTAGGTCTAGCTAGAAACGCTGGTGTTTTAGGCATAGTAACTTCACCATCCGCAGTTATACTTATTGCTGCATCTCCTACGGCTACATTTGTATCGTCATTGCCACCGTCTATAGCAACATGAAGTTTTCCAGTTCCCCTAGTACCTGGGTCATCTCTTACAAAAAATATTCCAGCTTTTGTTCGTGAGCGTGCACCAGTTGATGGATTTTCATTTTGCGAATCAGCTTTAAACAACAGTGCTGCGTATTGGCCAGCAGTATCAGTATCATTATGAATCATCATTTCTGTATTGTTCTGACTTACTACATCTAAAGTCGTATAGGGTCGAAGATCAGCACCACTTGAATCTATTAAAACACCATTATTACCACCATCAACAAATAACATTTTCATGCTGTCATTTGATTCAACACGGAAGTCTACGTCTATTGACTGCTCATTCATAACAGTTTCAGTTGGACCAATTGTAAATCTTTCAGTAGAAGACCCAGCCGTCGTTGTTTCCCATATTATTTTAACATCTTCTGAGCCATCAGAAGCATCAATTAATTGTGTTAAAATTTGAGAGCCTACAAATTGGTTATCGGCATCATCTTCATATAAAAAACGAACTATACCACCATAATCATTATCAGCAGGGCTTCCTGAGTTACGAAATAAATCAAGCACTGGGCCAACATTTGCATCTGCGTCAGTGCATTCAAGTGTTAAAGTAGCATTATTATCTCCGTTTTGGATATAAGCATTTCCGCTAACATTAAGCACAGCACCTAAATCCGTGGAGGTCATAATGTTTACATGGTTACTACCACCGTCTATAAACAAGGCATTAGCAGAACCATTTGATTCAACTCTAAAGTTTAAGTCTTTACTATCATCATTAAATACAGTTTCAGCAGGAGTCATTTTTATTCTTGAAGAAACTGCACCTGCTACCATAGTATTTATAAACAGTGTAGCATCTTCTGTACCATCAGATACATCATCAACAAGTACATTCATTCTTGCCGCAATAAAATCTTGAGAGTTATCATTTCTACCTTCAAAATCTATTACACCTATAGTGTCGCTGTCAGCAGGACTACTAGAATTTCTATATAAACGTAAGTTTGGCCCTATGTTTGCATCTGCATCTGTAGATATTAATTGTAAAGTATCTGTGTTATCAGCAGTTGTAATAGTAGCACCAGTAGAAGATGTAATCGCACCATCAACTTGCAACGTAGAAGCCATATCAACTGCACCGTCAATATCTACAACGTCTAGGTTTGACGTACCATCTACATCTATGTCACCACTGACGTCCAACGTAGCCGCATCAAGTTCACCAGTAAGTGTGACATTCCTAAACCCAGTGACGTCTTTGTTGGTGTCCACTATAACTGCTTTAGACGCTGCCACTGTACCAGCGGTAATACCGTCGATGGACTCAAAATCATTCTCGTTAATATTTGCGTCACCAATGACCAGGCTTGTGCCAGTAATTGTCGTGCCAGTTATTGCAGCCGCTGAGTTTGCGCCGATCACAGCACCATCTATTGAGCCACCGTTGATGTCCACAGAGCTTAACTGAGGCGATGTGAGAGCGTCTGTGCCGACATCCATTTTCTTCAAATGGCTAAGAATCGCCCTAATAGAATTATTAACATTGCTTGGGGCCATGCCTTCAGCAATTGAGATACTATCTATGTCGGTATTGTTACCAGCCGTTGCGTCGTATTCTGAGATTTTAGTTTTAGCCATTAGTAGGGTTCCTCTTGTTGAGAAGCTGTAATTCCGCCAGCAACTGCTGGATTAGAAAATTGTAGTGGTAATTTTGTAGGTTTCTGACCTGTGACCAGAAACTTTTCTAAATCTATTATTTGTCTTTTTATAAGTCTGTCAGAAGTAGCTTTACTAAGTAATCCAGCAGCACTGATTGCTAAATAGCTTGGATCGACGAATGCAGCAGCAGCCCCAATATGAAGCATTAAACCATTTCCGTTTGGTGAAAGCTTTCCAACATTTCTTAAAATATCAGAAGGCACATCTCCCATCACTATTGCCTTCATTGCGTCCAACTCACCCTTATCAAAGTAAGAGCTATCTTTTTTATTTCTTAATATTTTATTAATTGCCTGCTTATATTTGTTTAAAATATTACCGCCAGAACCAGTTGCTGATGTTTCCAGCATAGCCATTTCCATTTTAGTTTCTAATATTTCGTGTTTTTTGTATCGCTTGGCAGCTAAACGTGCAGCATTTAGAAGTGGTTCTGTATATTCATTGCCCTGTGTTTTTTTGTTAATTAAGTCTTCTATATCATCTAAAATTGTTTTAATTCTTGGGTCAAATTTATTGCCTTTTTCACCTCTACCTTTTTTATAAATTTGATAAATTTCTTGTTTTAACTTATCTAAACCAATAAGGTTTAAGCCCTTTGGCTGGACATCATCAATACGGGCAAGAGCTTCTTTTATATGTGTATCAAATTTTGGATTGAATATTGTTCCTGTAGCTCCGTCAAATAATTTTTGCCTTGAATTTTCAGCAAGACCCATTAATTCATCAGAATTAAATACAACACCTGAATCATCTGCTGCATGATAAGCAGCGTTTTTAGCCACTCGTAAATTCTCACGGGTTGGATCAGTCATTGCTTTAGCTAAAGTTTGATTAACTATTGGAGAACTTGTGTTTATTCTTTTAGCAAGCATACCAGGTTTTATATAAGCATCATAAGGTTTAAGTGCTGTGTTAAAAGCTTTGGCAGAAGTCCAAGGGCTAAGAAGCGCACCACCTATTCTCGCAGGGCCTTCTAGGTCAATACCAGCTAATTTTTTACCTTCTGCGGCTTGCCCAGCAGCCTCACTACCAATACCAGAAATACCCATAGTTGCCGCTATAGGTTTGTTTAGTTTTGTGATAATCCCACCTGGAGCTACAAACTCACCCACTGTACCAGCATATTTACCTAATTTAGTGGGGCTACGATAATCTATTTCGTTTTCACCACCTTCTCCTCCAAGAGAAGTTATCGCCCCTAAAGCTTTATCAAAACCACCACCTAAGTAAGTTTCGCCTAAGGGTGTAACTTCTTTTCCTGTAACTTTCTGACCAAGTTGTTTGCTAAGCCCAAAGACCGTTTCAGGTAAACCAAGTAAACCTCTTATGCCACGCGCACCGCCTGAGAAAGCCGATCTTATTGCGTCACCGAGGTACTCGCCAGGTGTGTCTATTGCACCAGAACCGATCAAGTTCTCACGAAATCCACCAAGACGAAGTGGAGCGTTTTGTGCAGCTTGTGCTTTTTGCTGTTCTTGAATTAGTAAGAGAAGTTCTAAATCTTGGTCTGCCATAATTATTTTACCTCCTTCCATCTTTTTAGAAGTGATTTGTGTTGTGCAGGAGTTAAAGTTGTTAAATCAGCTTCAAGAAACAATTTTTCAATTTCATCTCTAGTCATGTTGGAATATTCATTACTTCCTAAGTCTGAGCTTTCAGGAGCTTCTACGTCAAAGATTGAAGTATCAATATTAAGAGGTTCTATATTTTTATAACCTTTGCTCCTATATGCTGATTTGAGCGCGACTTCATAATCTTCTAAATTATAATTATAAGCTTCTAATTTATCCTCAAACAAACGCTTAATTTGAGCCTTTACAACCGCTGGATTTTGGAAAATATTTACATCACCACCTATATTCTCTAAAACACGCTTAGCGTCTTGCTCTGTCATCACACCGCCGCCAACTGTTTCAATTCTGGCCTTACCTAATAGTCCTTGAACTTCGCCTTCAGCTAACCTTAATGACAACTGTGGTAGAGACAACTCTTCCTTTGTCAGTATTGTTTTTACATGTGTTAAAAGTTTATCTGCTAATCGGTCTAAACCAGTATTCGTGTTTCCTTGATTTTTAATATAACTGGCAAATCTTTTAAGACTTACTCCATCGTCTTTTATATCAGTTCTTAATTTTTTAAACGCAGAAAATGTTGGTATTCCTATGTTAAAAAAACCGTCTGTTACTGGTTGCAATTCTCTCATGTCAATTTGTCTAAAAGCGTTTTCGCCCTCTGTTACACCTGGCCGCCCCACAAAATATTGCCCTAATTTAGAATCAAAAGTTACTTCACCAAGATATTTACCATCTACTGTACTTTGATAAGTGCCTGCCCTTTGGTATCTTCTGTTTTCTGCTTTTTCTGGCTTTTCAATATCAGGAAATACTTTTTTTCCTTTATCAGGCCCAGTCGTATAGTATAAAAACCCGTCAGCACCTCTTTCAGTCTTAGGCTCTTCCCCTGGCTTTTCAACATTAGGTAATACTCTTTTGCCTGCATTAGGCCCATCTACATAATAGTTAAAACCGTCAGCGGCTTTTTTAATTGTAGGATTTGTAACTGTCGCTTTATTCACAACATCAAGTTGACCAGTTAAACTATTTTTTTGAACAATACTTCCTTCTGGAAAACCCATTGCCTTTAATTCGTTTGGATTTAAAGTTGAGAAATTTGCTTGGCTTGCTTTACTATTTTTAATTTGCAACGCGACAGCCGCTGGGTTTGCACTTGCTGATATTAATGCTCTTTCTTGGTCAGTATAATTACCGTCTGCCAGTAAACCTTGTATTGCTAAACGGCGTTTCTTTTTCTCTTCCATGTCGCTTAAGCTTTGGTATGTACCAAGACCAGCCTGTACAGCATTACCTATTTTTCCACCGTCAAGTAAACTTGCTCCAGCAGTGAGTAACCCTAAGTTGGCACTCATCGGTAAGCCTGACATTGTGTTGTTAAATCTATCTAATAATCCATTTGCCATTATGCAGCACTCCTTAATCCTTCAAGCGTTACATAGTCGATCATCAGATAACCTGACTCATGCTCAAAGACGTGTTCTGGGTAAATCTTCTGCGCTTCCTGTGCGATAAATCCTGAGGTTGGGTAAACATCAAAGCCAGCTTCTTTGGCTGTATCGTTCCACTCCCAGGTGTACATGGTTAAGCCATTTGGATGCTTGCCGACTGCCTCTATGTTTTTCTTCAAGCGACGATCTGACATAGGCAGCAACCCTAGTAATCCAAGTCCACCACCTGCGAGTGCGCCTTTACCTGCTGCACCTGCGGCATTTGGAAGTATCATATTCGCTAAACCTGCACCTGAAATTGCACCGCCTAAACCTTGGCTAAGTGCGCTGGGTGGTGCATTCTGTACTGCTTGACCGTATAGCCCTGAAGACATACCAGACGCTGAAAGTAATGCGTTAATTCGGTTTTGATCCAGCACGTTTTGTTCAGCATTCTGAGCGTTAAGTGCATCAAGTCCAGCTTGGTCAATACCACGTTGTAGACCGCCAAACTGAGCCAGTGTGTTAAGTCTGCTTTGGTCTGCACCAAGTAACCCTGGAGCCATACCAATTGCTGCAAGTCTTGTTCTTGCGTCTGCCTCAGAAGCACTAGCAAGTTGATTTGCAAGCGTTGCATCAATCTGACGACCCGTTGTGTCTGCCTGTAAACGTCTGTCAAAATTACCAGCACTCACGTCTGCAACATTTGAAAGTAACTGTGCTTGTCGTGCTAGGTCACTCGTACCTAAATCTGTAACCGCGCCAGCACCTTGTAATTGTCTTGCAAGATCAGTTTGTGCGCCGCTTACAATGTTTTGCGCGATGTTGCCTTGCTGCGCTATATCTCCACGACTTGCATCTGCCAACAATCCAGCCAGGTTAGCATCTCTGCCTAGACTAGCTTGCGTTGCATCTACCATTTGACCTTGCCCAGCAAAAGCTCTGGCTAAATCAGATTGCTGAATACCAGCCGCGCTTTGTGCAGCTTGTAAGGCTCTAGCGATGTCTGACTGTTGTGCGCTTACACCTGTTTCGGCAGCTTGTAGTTCTCGTCCGATATCCTGACCAGAAACTGAACCAAGAGCCTGTGCAGCTTGTAGCTGCCTTGCCTGGTCTTGCTGTAAGTTTTGCGAAAGAATAGGTGCAGCAGCGTTTGTAATACCAGTACCTAGAGCATCTGCGAAACTGTTTGAACCTAGTCGCCCACCAAGAGCGTATTGTGATGTTGCCTGATTAACTGCACCTGAAATAGCGTCATCAAGTTGTGTTTGAAGAAATGGATTTGTGCTGCCTGACGCCATATTAGAAAGCAAACCAGTTGCTGCATTATTTTGCCCTGCGATTGCACTTAAGCCTGAGGTGTCAGTTGTTTGATTGCCAGCACTTACAATGTTTGACGCATCTGTTGCACGTTGCGCGGCGTCAGATAATCCTGAAAGATTAGCGCGTTGACCCAGCAAATTCTGCACAGAAGATACATCTGTTTGTGCGCCAAGCAGGTTTTGGAGGTTGGAAAAGTCAGTGTCTACATTCGCTGCATCAATTAACATATCTGGGTTGACAGATTGGCTTGCTGCATTTTGCAATCCATATGTGCTAACGCGACCACCAGTTAAAGGCCCTAAGTCATATTGCTCTTGCAGTGCGCTTGCATCAACACCGCTGCCCATTAGCCCAGATAGGTTGGTTTCAGCATTTTGCATATAGGTTGGTTGAACGCCTAAATTAGCAGCCTGATTAATAGCAGTATTTTCCAGACCGCTTAAGCCAGCAACTCGTTGCCCAGTATAGGCTTGTGGATTAAAATTATTTAGTGCTGAAAATGTTTGTGAAAATGGATTGTACTGCGAATATGCAGTGTTCATCGCGTTTTCCATGTTGGCTGGTAAACCACCGCCACCGCCGCCGCCGCCGCCTTTGCCCATGTTAAATATCCTTATGGTATGTGATGTAAGCTTGCTCCCAGCCAAGCGGTTCTAAGAACCTTGACCAAGCGCGTCGCCCGTATCCTTCTAAAAATTTACAGCCGTTACGCTTGCCGTGTTCTTCAACAGCTTTTTGCGCTTCAGGCAGCCATTCTTTCATTCGTGACCCACCAATAAAATCCATCGCTAATGCGCGACATCGTGGGTAAGTTAAAATTCTTGTTGTAACGACACCTACAAATTCACCCTTTTCCTCGTCCACCGCGACCCAAATAAAATACACGCCATGCAGAGCAGCATTTAAAACGTCTTGAATAACTATTTTTTGTGGCGAAAGGCTGACAGCTTTATCCAAAAGTGGGGCAATGTGATGCCAGACTAAAGGGAGCTTATCAGGAGGAATAAGTCTGAATTTCATCCAATAACAATGTAAGTGAAAGTTTTGTCGGTCTGGGAGTCTGAAGCGTGAGTTAAAGTAAAACTCTCCTTCGCTCTTGCAGATACGAACATAGTGCCAGCAGCATAAGCAGCCGCAGCATTTGCAGTCATAGGCGTTAGAAGTATAACACTGTCTGGGCCTGCGCGATAATCAGATACCGCAGTTGTCGTTGCACTCGCAGCTAAAGTAACACTGCCAGTAGAATTGAATTTACCGTCAATCAAAAGATTAACAGCTTGAGCCGTCTGCCGTGGATTCGCTCCAGCAGCAGGTAGCTTTACATAATTAAAATCGGTCATCTTCTGCCCATGCCAACAGCGTCAACATCAACACCAAGAGCATATCTCCAAGTGCCAGACGCGTTTACACGGATACGGTGATACCTACCGCTTTGCCTTACAGGGCAACTATTATCATCATTTATTGCTACACTATCAGTATAGCTTGCGTCATCAATTTGGCGTGACCTGGAACCCACTTGCACAGTGACTGTAGGGGTTGAGTCTTTCGATGTAATATAAGGCGTTACACCTTTTAACAGCGATTGCCTCATGGTAGCTGGCTCAAACTCGGACGTTTCCAAAGTTGCATCTAATGTAGCACCAGTTATTGTGTGTAATTTTTTGTCTTTACTTGCGGATAACGAAAGGAACCCACCAGCATAAAATCTGCTGTCAAGTGAAGCTGTTAGGCCATCTATACTTGAGTTTAACGTGTCTAAACTCTCTACTGTAAAACTTGGCGTTAAAGATGAGCCAATAAACTCATGCTCTAGTTCTATTAAAGACCAACGCTGTACAGCATAATTAAACACCAGCATCTTGTCAGGATCACCAGTTGAGCTTTCTGTTGACGGGTAACTCCAAATAACAATCTGGTTTTCTGGATCAATCGTGCAGCTAATTCTATCACTGTTAGCAATCTTTAGGTCGTCAAAGAAAAACGTGTCAACTTTCTCTGCGCCAATCGGTATGCTGCGCTGTCCGTCAAACATGAAGAAACCATCGTCTGCTAGGTAAAACACTTGAGTCGGGCCAAGTGAAGCAACGCTGTTTGGATAGTTACACCCATGTCCTGTTTCTACTTTTTCAAACGTAAAGATCAATGGTGAACCCACGTATTGCATTCTAGCAATCGCACGCTCCATTAGAACAACGCCAAACTCACCACCGACTAAGCCAGTAATATGTCCAGCATCAGGTATGTCCTGAAAGTCTGCTTGGTTCGCACCCAACGTCCAAGTTCCAGCATCATTGATTTGCGACCAGCGCACTCTGCTTCTATGTGAGGCAGAACTATAAGTTACATTTGCTGTTACAACAAAGTCTCGCACGACAGCGATATGTCTTGCAGCAGGCGCACCGCTAATTGCAGCAAAAGATGAACTTGAGCCAATCGTGTATTTACGCAGTACGTCAGCGTCTGAACCACCAGCGATTACATCATCGCCAAACTGAACAAAATCCCAGTTCATATCGCTAGTAACGCTAAAGCCTGTACCAACAGCATCTAAGCTGAAATCAGAGTTGTCTAGCTTGTAAAGCTTTGCCTCGTCTCCAGCAAAAATATTAACCGTACTGTCTGTTGCTTTTGTAGCAAAAATACCGCGAAGCCTATTGTCAGCCGCCGCAGAAACAGTTGTTAAACCTTGGAACGGACGATAGCCACGCGCTGCTGGAATAACATTCTTAGCAACGGTTGCCCCTGGGTTCTGAAAATCTGACTGGTCTGGTAGCCATTCGCCAAAAGGTATCATACTCTATTCCAACTTTCTGACCCAGAGCTAATCTGAGTAAATGCTAAATTTGAAGCCGATATGTCTGACCAAGTTTCACTGCCAGCCGATACGTCTGACCAAGCTTCACCTAGTTTTTCAAGTATCGCCTCTGTTGTTATTGCTGTGCTTATTGCTGAAGCCGCGTTGACTGTGTACTGTGCTATGCCTGTCGCTGTTGCAGTTATATCTACTGCACTGGACATACTGATTGTTACGTCAAATTCACCAGTAGCTGTTAGGCTCATGCTTTCGCTTGCACCTATTGTACGCACCAAAATGGCTGCACCAGTAGCAGTTGTTGCGATAGAAGCACTGCCTGTCATTGCAACTGTAAATTGCGCTGAAGCCGTTACACTGCCTGCACCTGTTACACTTGCAGACATGCCGTGTACTAATGTTGCTGCACTTGTGACAGTGCTTGCAATCGTTACACTTGCGCTGGCCTGTTGCACACGTATTGCTGCGCCAGAAGTTGTTCCAGCAAGTGAAACAGCGGATGACGCTTCAAACAGGTTTAGATCATCAAGTTGCTCCAGCGTGCCAAACGCATCAAGAGCATCCATGCTACCCCAGGCATCAAGTTGCTCAAGAGTAGGGCCAAGTATCTCAGCCATGTTACGCTGCCGTTACGTCTAGTTCTCCAGCAGCAATTCTTAAAATGTCGCCTGTCGTAATTGTTTTAGCGGCGGTAAAAGCACCGTGAATAAGTAGGTTGCCAGAAGATGACGCATCAAACAGGCCAAAGTGTGATACCGCGCCCCATGAACCAGTAGCAGCAGCAAACTCTACCGCAGCAGAATTATCTGTTGTACCGCTAGAAGCTGCATCAAAGTTGATTGCCACTCTTGCGTAGTTGTTACCGCTTAACTCAGCAGTACCGCTGCCAGTATCGGCAAAGCTACCTGTGCTTAAACCAATGTATGTCTGTGACGGGTGTGTGTAAGCAGTTGTGCCTAAAACATGGTCAAGCACTTTGTTTTCTAAATAGTCGCTCATTGCAGACATAATTTAAACTCCTCGGTAGTCGGTTTTCATTGCTAAAGCACCGCCGTAACGCTGCTGTTCTGTATCGCGCTTAATCTCGTCCATAATTCTGGTAAAAATAGCGTCGTATTGATTGGCTCTTGCTTCATCCATTAGGTACGTATGGGCTGCACTTAATGCGCCATAAAGGTAAGCATCTGGATGACGTGCTAAAATTGTGTTTGTGGCAGAGCTGTCAGATAAAGCTGAAACAGTTTCACCATAGATAATCTCAACAGTATAAACGGCGTCAGGCACTGGGCGTAGGGCAATCTCTGCACCTATGACAGTGTAGAACTTAGGTTTACCGCCACCGCTTGAGCCATAAGTCTCGTAAAAATCATGTGGGGGTGCATAGTCCAGCACGCAAACAGGGTCACTGTTAATACGTACATGTCTGACTTTGCGTAAATCAGTTGGTAAAGAAATATACTCATCACTCGCTGCTGTGCTTGCTTGCGCTCGTTTTTCTTGTGTTCGAGTATCTAACTCACGGCTCATGCGTGCTTCAGCAAGAGTAATAAAATCTGGTATTTGTGTCGTTAGATCAGAACGTGCCAAGAAGTTTGCAACAGCAGTTTTAAGCTCTGAGTAAGTTGTGATTGCCATTAGATCGTACCACCAGTTGTTCTAAAAAATCGGTTGTCATAATCGTTTAGCCAGCGTTTCCAAGCTTTAGGATTGTCACGCGGTTGACCAAACTTTTCAATAAGTTCGTAATAAATAGGTGCTGGAATATCAGCGACCTTTTGCAAATGCTTTTGGGTGTTGCCAATCATTGACTTAGGCCGCCAATCGGCAGCTTCACTTTTTGCATTTGATATAATTGGATCTACGTTAAACTTTGTGGTGACATAATTGCCGTCCACGTCAGAATGAAAGTAGGTTTGCTTGCCCTTTTTCGGGTCATTAGCGAGTAGTTTTTTCATGTTTCTCTCCAAGTAAAAAGGGGCAACCAAAGCTGCCCCTCGTAATTCTTAAAGTATTAATGATTATGAACCGTTAAGTCCGATAACCGCAGCATGTGCTTTTGGAGCTTTTACAATTAAAGTCCATTCTGACACGATGCCGAAACGTGTTGCATCTCCACCTGGAGCTACATCTGAAACGCTGAACATTCTGCCTGGTAAGTGACCTACACATAGGTACTCAGTGTCAAGCAAATACATTTCAGAGTTTGGACATTGACGATCCACAGTTACTGAAAGCTCACCAAAGTCTGACAAGTACAAGCTCACTGAGCCGATAATTGCTGCTTCTTTTGGTGCAGTCATGTGTAACTGGTTAGTTGCTACTGAGCCAGAAGACAGACCTGAGAAGTTCTGCTTATTTGTTGGCGACATGAGCAACATGTTTGGTGCGCCACCGTCACTGTATGCAGCAAGCATAGCAGCGTCGATTTTAGCTAAAGTCAATGCAGCAGCAGTACCTGTAAGGTCAGCAGCCGCTGTACCATTACCATTCGCAGCAGCAGCCATGTCGGATGGAGCGTCTACGTTTGAAATCCAGGTAATGAGCTTGCCAGCTTTACGTGGGTCAGAACTAGAGCTTGCTTCGTTTTTGTACAAACTTTTGTTGATATCCCGTCTTTGCTCAAGTCCCTTGAGGACTTTTGTCATCGCCGTTTCCTTATCCCGTCCAGCCTTATCGACTACATCGAGAGTGTTGGAAACGCTCGCTGCTTGAACTGAGATTTGGTGGTAGTTACCAACTCTTGTTGTTGCAGTTGGGTTTACATATGAAAAATCAGCTCCTTCATTGACATAATTTGTGTCAACGGCTGCTGCTAATTCTTGAACTTGCCACTCGTGGTAAATTGCTTTTGTGGTTTCTTTTTTCGCGTTAGAAAATAGAGGTGTTTCGTCAGGATCGATTCGGTAGATTACGTCTGCCAAACTCTCCCTTTCTCCAACTGCGGAACTACTTGTGTAAACAGCCATTATTGGCCTCCTAAAAAGTTAAATTATTTGGTTAAAAGATAATCTATAGCCGCTTCACGACTATTGGATTTACTCAGTCTATCAAAAGCCTTGCGCTTTCGCTCTGTTGCAGAGTCGCCCTTGTTTTTAGGTTGCCCACTTTTAACCATCTTCGGAGCTGTCTTTACCTTCTTCTTTGCAATAGGTTTTTGCGACTGCAAAGTTTCGTAAAGATGAGCTTTCCGCATCATGTCTATAATTCTACTGTCTGTAGCAGCACCTAGTTCTGCATCAGTAAAACCACGACTTCGTGCATAAGTAACGATAGCAGCTTTTTCTTTAGCTTCCACTTCTGGGTCTTTCCATTCAGGAACCAACTCCAAAAGCTTCTTCTGTTCTTCAACTAACCGAAGCTGTTGCAGTCTTTGCTGTTCAGCTTGTACAGTCTGTTGTTTTGCTTGTGCATCACGTTCTGTATCACGTTGTCGTACATATTCGAGTGGGTCGGACTCATACAGGTTATCCCAATATGCCTGATCTCTAGGCTGGGTGTTTTTCTGTAATTCTTGAGCCACCGCATTTAGGGCCGTCTCGTATTGTGTACGAGCTTGCTCAGTAGACGCCTTTTCCGCTTCTAAAACCTTACGCTGTTCAGCGGCATCTTGTAGTCTTTTCTGGGCCGTTTTTTCTAGTTGAAAGTTCTTGATTAACTCTTCTTGAGTTGCTTCAAATTCTTCACCATCAACCTTTACGCGATAAGTCTGAATTTCTTCGTATTCTTCCTCATCGTCGTCCTCAACCTCTTCCGTTTCAGTTTCAGCTTGGCTGTCATCAGCGGCTTCAACCTCTACTTCTTCTGGTTCAGGTGTCTCTACTGTAGCTTCGGCAGTAGACTCTTGAACTTCTTCGCTTACCTCTTCAGGGGCTTGGGTATTCAAAAGTAAGTTCACAGCATCATGCTGCGATAAGCTGGATTCCTCAGGAGTACCAGACATAATAAAATCTCCAATTATTTAGGGGTTAATTTAACTCGTTTACTTGTTGTGAAGCCATTTTGCCTGTCCGTATGACACTTTCAAAATGTCCTTCAAAAGCCTCTAGTGCTTTCATCAAATAAAAAAGCTGCTCACGCTTGGCGGTGTCTGACGGATCAGTGTGTGACCAATCATCGACATACGCTTCACGTATTTGCCCAAATGCCTCTTTTACAAGAGGGTTGTTCATCACCGCAGAAGCCTTTGCTCCTCGGTCTTGTTCGTCTCTAAAATCTGTCATGCTCTGGGTAGGTTGTCCGAAACATTACCACCAAAGGCTAATTTCTGTTGGCGAAGCTGTAGCTCTGCCTCAAGTTCAAATCTGCGTAGCTCAAGCTCGGCCTGCATCTTCTCACGCTCAAGCGCAAGTTCTGCTTCCATCTTCTGCTTTTTAAGCTCCATCTCAGCCTGGAACTCAGCCATTCTAGCTTGGTCTGCACCGCCTTGGCTTTGCTGTTGAGCTTGCTGCATAAGAGCTTGATCAACCTGTTCACCACCAGAAAAGAATTGTTCTGTGTCTGTAAAGCCAGCCATTTCAACAATGCGTTTAAGTGTATTGATGTACTGTGAAGGTTTAACAACTGGATTAACGGGGCCAAACTGTTGCAGCATTTGTTCTTGCTTTCCAGCAACCTGTAACAACATGCCCATCTTCTCGTCTTCACGTCCGTTGCCCAAGCCTACCTCTATAGATAGGTCAAACTCGTTATCCCAGGCACGGGGGTCTATGGCTACAAACTCACCACGAATACGCACAACGCGCTCACTGTCCTGGTGCTTTTGTAATAAATGTAAAACGCCTTTGGCTAAATCACGGCAACCTGTTTCAGCAAAGACACGCGCTATCATTTCGATCTTAAGTTGCGCACCTTGGATAGTAGCATTGACGGCACTTGCCGTAGTGCTTTGAAGCGTGCTTGGGTCAAGCCCCATAGACGCCTTAGAAAAACCTGTACGCTGGTCACGCACTTGATCCACATATTCAAGCATCGCAAACGCAGACTGTCCAATTTGAGGAACCGCCAAAGGCTGAACCATGCCTGGCGCACGCATTCTAACAATACCACCAGGGCGTGACGAAAGTAAGTCATCAAGATTAACCTGTCCTTCTACAGCCCCAACTCGGCTGTTGTTCGTTAAGTATAAATTGTCTAGCATTTGTCGCATAATGGTGGACTTAATGACCTGTAGGTCTGTTACCATTTCAGCAACACTTCTGCCCACCATACGGTGTGGCATTAAAATAGGTGACAGCAGTGCAAATGGCACATTGTCAAACGGCTCATTCTCAAGTATTTCGGAACCATCGGCAAGCGCAACCACTCGGCGCAACTCGGCAATACCGTCGCCGTCATAATCAGCTTTAATATAAGCCTCAGTAACCATAACCTCGCGCATCGAAGCGTCAGGGCTGTTAAACTTTGCGCCAGACTCAATCTCTTCAAATCGCGCTTGTCGTTCTACTTCATCATCCAAATCGTCTGACCCAGCATAACGCATAACAATATCTTCGTCATAGCCTTGCTCGATTAACTCACCAACAGTTACAGCCGCACGGTGGGCTATAAAGGTGCAATCATCTATGGACGTGGCGCGACGAGAGAAGATCAATTCTTCTGGCGGTATGTTGTCTACTTTAACGGAGCCTGACTTTTTCATGCGCCGAACTTCAACGGAGTAGGTGCGCTCCATTGGCACCTCGTTGCCCTCAGGGTCAACCATGCCCATCTCTTGTACTTCTTGAGATAGGATCTCTATGGCTGGGTCACTCACCAGCAAAGTTAATTCGTCTTCAGTTAAGGCTTCATAGCTTTCGTTGACCGTGGTGTCTTTCTCTTCCCAGTACATCTTGACAGCGCCCTGCTTGAACAAGAGCGCATCTTTGAACCAATCATGTATTACACGAAA